CATATCAGATAGTTGACCTAGTCCAGCTGATCCACGCAGGTGTCCGAGTGTGGTTTCTCTACCTTCTTCAAAGCCTCTACCTTCTGGTCTCTTCAAGTGGCTGACTAGTAACATACCTACTTGTGTTTCTTCTACCAAGCTACGAAGCTTAGTCATCAGTATGTCTATCATCTTTCTCTCGTCACCATCTTGTCCACTGACTACGATACTGACATGGTCTAAGAATATCCACTTACATCCTAGAGCCTTGTTCATATATCTAATACGATTGATTAGATTGTCTGATTCAATAGAACCCCAGTGATCGTAAGTAACAAAGTTACCGCTACCAACTGTAGCTTTGAACGCTGTGTCCATCACTTCCTCTGGTACTGCTTCACCTAAGTGTAGCTGTGTGTTACAGTGTAGTCCTATAATACCTAGAGCTGTACGCTTGATGCTTTCCTCTAGTGCTATGTATCCTACCTTCTGTCCTTGCTGTAGTAATCCATATGCTATCTCACGACACACACTAGATTTACCTACACCACTACCAGCACAGAATGTAGTTATCTCTCCGACACGCAGACCACGAGTGATTCTGTTCAGTCCTGCATAAGGATACTCAGCTGTCTCTACTTGTGTATCATCTGTAATCAGATCCCACATATCAGTACCTTCAACGATACCATCTGGTCTCCAAGGTTTAGCATTCCATCCAGCTTGTACAATCTCTGCACCTCTGCCTTCAGTTAATAAATCGTTTGGATCTTTGGCAGGTAGTGTAGCTATCCTTGCTTTACCTATAGATAAAATAGACGCACAGTTTTTTGCAGCTTGCCTACCAGCTTCGTCTTGGTCAAACATCAGAACCACTTCATCAAATGATTCAAAGTATTCCAAGTGATCCTTGAAAGTTTTGTTCGCATTACCAGCTCCGCTTGGTAGTGAGACTACTGCCCACTTACCTTCAAGGACGGTGGCTACAGAGAGAGTATCAATCTCTCCCTCTGTAACCGTTATCCTTCTACCCCCTTGAAAGAGATGCCAACCATAGGGAGTATTAACTTTACCCACGATACGAAAAGTCTTATCTGGAAACCTTATCTTTTGTCCAACTACCTTACCATCTTTATCACGGTAGTTAGCAATGTGGCATGGCTTCCCATCCATCTGACCTACACGGTAATCATACTTGCGACATATATCTTCTCTGATACATCGCTTGGGTAGGTCTTGAAATTCTCCAGCTACAAAGTTAACTGGTAGTGGGGTGGTCTTGGTAACTGTTGCGGAGTTACTTGGTGTAAACTTCTCGCAACTAAAACACTTGGTTGATCCGTCAACATTAAGTGTGAGTGCATCGCTTGATCCGCAGTCTGGGCAAGCTATGTGAGTTTTAAGGGCGGTGATTTTTTGTTCTGTGTCAGCCATTCTTCTGGTATGCTAGGTCCTTTGCACCAAGGGTAACCAAGCTTGTCAGCCCAATCACAGTTCCTTGTCTTAGAACCTTTGTAGATTTTGTTGTAAGGATTTTGAAAAACGAAACGGATATCTAACTGTGGATACTGTTCTTTGATCCACTTGTGTTTCTGTCGGTCAGCTGGTTTGAGATAACCTTTAACCTCAAGAATGATTCCGTTGGAAAGGACGAAGTCTGGAGTGTATCTTCTGTTCTGTGCTGGTTGCACATACTTGATAACATCCTCTTCATAAGTGAACGGTAGCCCAGCCGTAGATAAGAACTGAGCTACCCTCCCCTCAAAGCGTGACCTAAAAGTCTCCGCCGACATCATCAAAGGTTTCGGCTAGTGATTCACCACCGCTTACGAAACCGTCTTCGTCTTCAAAGCCGAAGCTACTGGCGTTGCCACCTCCTCCAAACTCTACAAGTTCTAACACTTGTACAGCTTTGAGTGTAAGTGTCATACCAAACCCCATTGAAGGAGCGAACCAACAGCGTGGTTGTACAGCACATTTAACTATGCTTCCCCCACCCACATTGGCATCTACCATATTACCTTTAGCATCAAACAACTTGATGGTGAACTCATATACTTCACCACTCTTAGATGTTCTCTTAGCTGGCTGTTTGGTTTTGATTACAAAGTCACCTTCGGCATCTTGGGTGACTGGAAAGGATGAAGCTTTCTTCAGCTTCTTTCCTTTGATCTGACATTCTCTGTCGTAGGCTGTTTCGTATGTTTCTCTCAGCGTTTTCTCAAACGCTTTTCCGTCTGCTTCTGATACTATTATATCACAAGTATAGACACCATCTGAATCAAATGTTGTATTGGGTTGATTCACATATGGATATCTCGCTTTACCTTTCGGTGTTACTATTGATTTATTTTTGCTCATAATATTTAACTGAATATGTATTTTGAATTTGTTATATCGTTGATATTAAAATTACCATAGCATGGTAAGTCTTGAAGTGTCAAGTCATTTGCTTCCTCAAGATTATTTTTTAGGATAGCAAGTTGATCTTGTTCAAAGATCTCAACAAGAGTATGTCGGATCTGATTTGCCATTGTCTCACAATTCACACTATGCGTTCCGTAGCTGTCGTGTACCATTGCGAAGTCTTTGATGCCAAGTTGTTCACACTTATTCACAGTCAAATGTAAACAACTTGCATCTAAGGAATGAACAAAATTTGGTGAGCTACCTTGTGCCTGTCGCTTGGGTGACATCTTATCTATATCCTCACGGAACTTTACTCGTAATACTTTATCACCTATCTTGGTGCGTATACTTTTCTGTTCCCATTTTTGATAAGCTTGGTTACAAGGGAAACCACTTGGGCTAACCCAATAAAAAGGTCTGTCAAATTTAGCAAGAGTTCTAGCTGTACCTTGTAGCCACGCCATTGCCTCTCTTGGTTTACCAACCACATGATTGATTGCTTCCCATATCTTTGAGGATAGGTATGCTGTAGCTTGAAAGCGATTACTCTCCTCAAATGGATCGTTAGCTCCACCTCGTACCTTGTCTAGATACCACTGGTTCACATAGGATCTAGCACTGTGTGGTGTTGAACCATATGGCTGAGTCATTGTCGGTCTCTTTGAAGCAGAACGATTGACACCAAAGGTTAGCCATTGGTTAGCAAAAGGATTACTACCTGCTTCTGCTCGTAGATATTCACAAGCTTTCTCAGCTACGATTCCATAGATGTCCTCTGGATAATTCGTAGGTGCTACATTAGTAGCGATGCAAGACGATTCATCACGAGTAAGCATTCCAAGAATCTGTAGTCCGTTGTTACTTGCATCCATCTGACAAGGTAGACGAGTAGAGAACTTGCTCCCCTCCTTATGCATTCGTTGAAACTCGTAGGCAAATGCAAGAAACTGAAAGGTTTCATCAGCTTCATTTAAAAAGTCTAGAGCGGATAGTGGGTTGGTAGCTAGTTGGTCTATTTGTTTGGTGTTCTCTATAACCCAATCTATCCGCTGTGTATAAGTTCCTTTGAACCCAAAGCAGTTAGCTCCATGTATGAATAGCCACTTCAGTTGGTCATCTGTCGTAGCTCGTATGCCTCTATCAAAATGTAATAATGCCTTCGCAAAGTCTGCACCCATATGATTCACATAAGCTGGTACAGCATAAGCCCTACCTCTGAAGTCACATTGGTGTGGTAAATAAAATCTATTGTTGTTATACTTCTGTGCTAGTCCTATGGTATTTAACACTAGAAGTCTACGGCTCTTGGTTGCAGAATTGTAATCGTAGATTTGAGCCGCCTTCCTTTTCCATATAGTCTTAGCTATATCATCTGTCTCATCTGCTGGGAATGGTGGTAACACTTCATCCTCTCTAGCTGGAAGGCTACCGATGGGAATGTTATCTTCCCAAAAAGTTTTGAGTGTATTAAGAACACGGTTGTTGATTCTCCAAGGTGTGTTCTGTAAGCTGTTCATACAGCTCATGACATCTGTCATAGGTTCTTCGTTAATACGAAGGAAAGATTTGTTACGAGTCTTGATCAATGGTAGCGGTGGTAGTCCGTTGTCTACATCGTAGCCACCACTCCACTTGTCTTTCCATTGTTTAGGATAGTCTTTGAGTGGCATCCAAAAAGGTTCAAGCATCTCGTTGTGTGCAATCATATCTTCTATCCATTGCTGTGTCTTCTTGGTAGCTTGGATGAAGCGAGCTGGACCACGCTTGTCTGTCTGTATCATTACGAAATCTAACAGACCTGTGTAATCTTTGATGAGTGTAATGAGAACTGTACCGATGTGGAGTTTAATCCTAGTACCCCATCGCTCCCACTCATCTGCCTGTCCTTTACTAGCTTCACCTTTCTCCGAATGGATCAGATAGTATCTACGCTTCTTGTAGTTCGGACGCTTCTTCGCACCTCGTAATATCTGTGACCACTGAGGATGTTCAGAGAATGCACCGAAGTGCATCTCATCTTCTATCAAAGCTCCTAGTCGTATGGCTGAGGATGCTAGTGGTCTTCGTTGCATCAAGCAATCAAGCACACTCTTCAAAGCTATGAAGGCTGTGACCCTTGGATCTATATCCCTCAATTTATAGTAAGCGTTGCCTGCGATGGGTGCTTTCTCCTGCTCTTTGAACCAACACTTGATTCCTTTCACAAGTTCTGGAATCCCTTCACGAAGGAGACGCTGACCATACTTGGTCTCTGATTCAGAGTCACGATCACGAGCTGACTCAATCTGTCTTCTCGTTTTGGTGACACCCTTCTCAAGCATCTCCTTTTCTATCTTAGGATTCTGGCTGGGTAGGAGCTTTCCGAGGTTCTGCATAAAGTTTTAATTTGGACAGGGCATCCTTGACGAACATCAACCCACCTCTGTGTATCTCTGGATCTTTACACTCCCTGCGTGGTCTAACTTCCTCAAGCAATTTAACTGCGTGTTCTAATTCATCTACAATGGTTTCAATTGTTGGCAATGACATCTTTGATCTGCTTCGCTCCTTCTTTTAGTCGTTTGATTTCAGTGTTAATATCTTTTCTTCTGTCCATCAGTGCATCTATCTTGATAGATACTAAGCGAGATTCATCTCTCAGTAGATTGATACGAATCTCAACTGCTTCTAGTGTATCACTAGGTGTCCTCTTCTGAGGTTCTGCTTTAGGTGAGTTGTTCATAGGTGCGAGCATACATATGAGAACACCTCTGTCAAATAGAACACCTATCTTTATTTATAATAATTATAAATAAGTATTATAGTTATAAGTATTATATAGATGATTACCAATAATACCCATATAGAAAGCTTATTATATATTATTATAATATATACTGCCTTTACAGATAGGGGATAGTCAAATAAAAAAGGGACATCCCCTTACGAGAATGCCCCTTGAACGCAAACAATTATATCTAGAAAGCTTTAGCTTGAGCCACCGTACTGTCTACCCTTAGATAGCAGAGCTACATACTCCTCGTACAGCTCAGCTGTATAATCAAAGTTATCTGTACTGTTGGTATAATTCATACCATTGTATATCTCATGCCACTGGTGCTTACCAAGAGCTACGAGATGACCGTTGGTCATATCAAGATCAAACCGTAGCTGATCTTGGTCACGGTCTCTGTCATAGATGATAGCCTCTCGGCTACCACTATGGCATAGGTACTTACCGTTAGGTAATTCCAATAGGAATTTCTTATGCTCTATGTACCCATCACTCATCTGAATCCTTTCTTAATGTTGAACCAAGTATGTAATGTGTTGGGTACTCAACTGAATCCTCTTCTTCGTACTCATCCTCCTCGTCATCTGTTTCAAAGATTATAATGTCACCTCGTTCAGCGATCCCATACTGCTTCTCTAGCTCTGCTAGTTCTTCAGCTGTATAGGTAGAAGCATAACCCCAATTGGTATGACCGTAGTTAGATTCACAGTAGTCATCTATTGCATCAGTTATATCAGACATCTGCCACCTCCTTTCTAGCGTTAGCTAGTAGTTCTTGTATGGCTAT